GAACCTGTTGCTGAAACTCCCGTTACGCTAACACTCACTCCAAGGTCAACCGTAACACTTCCAACAGAACCTGTCCCTGCAAGACCAGTAACAGGGACATTTGCTATTCCTGTGACTGTTACAGCGTCTACTACTCCATTTGCCGCAAAGCCAGTAACCGAAACATCGGCTGCGGCGGCTACTGTAACGCTGCCAACTGATCCTGTTCCTGCAAGACCAGTAACAGGGACATTTGCTATTCCGCTAATTGTTGCAGTTCCTACCGCACCAGTCGCGGCAACACCAGTAGGTGTTACATTGGCCTCTCCAACGACTGTAACACTTCCAACGGAGCCAGTCGCTGCTAATCCTGTAACAGAAGCATTTGCTCCCGCAGTAGCTGTCGCAGTACCAACTGAAGCTGTTCCTGCTACGCCAGTAGTTGTGACATTAGCTATTCCTGTAACAGTTGCAGAACCTACCGCACCAGTCGCGGCAATCCCCGTAACGGATATGTTTGCTTCTGCAACTACAGTGACAGAGCCAACTGAAGCTGTGGCTGCTAATCCTGTAACAGGCGTGTTTGCATCTGCGGTTACAGTGACAGAGCCAACTGAACCAGCAGCTTGTGGTAAACCACTTTGTGACCACGGACCCTCGCCCCAACCGAGACGGGACCAGCCGCCAATTGGAACGATGATGTCTGCCATTAGGCTATCCTGATAATCGCGTTACTTGCGTCCGCTGTTGGAAATACAACTGTAAAATCACCTGCGGTTGATGTTTTATCACCACCGAAATCTAATACAACAACCGATGGATCTCCTGATGCACTGTCATTAAAGATTAACGCGCCTCGAGCCGTAATAGTTGCTGTACTAAAGGTAAGGTCAGAAAAGTCAGTAAGTGCTGTAGTCCCACTTGTTGACGGATCTACACGAGTGAGAGCCGCACCTTTTGCTGTATATCCAGTACCAGATACTTCGTTCGAGGAAGTGTAAGCTGTAGTGGCAGCAGTAAATGATGCGCTGTTTGTATATAGCGCAAGATTAAAAGTGCTGCCTCCGCTATTTAAAAAGTTGTGCTTGGCTTCAAGAAGCTCCTTCTTAAAGCTCGTGCACATGAAGTTACCTGAAAAGGCCATGTCACATTCTCCTTATAAGTTCCGCAAGGTCGGGATGACCTGCATCTTTGATTGCATTATATACAGTAGTTCTATCACTTTTAACAGCTTCTCGTAAGTAAAACCCTACCAACTGTACGATACGCTTTCGAAAAGCATGAACCTGCTCTTGTATTGCAGGGTGTGTACTATCCGAAACCGAAATAATTTTATCTGCACACCGTTCCGCTATTTCTTCTGGCGTAAAGCCACGGTTCTGAGTGGTGTGAACCTCTACCTTAAAGTCTTTAGGTAAGTCTATATTTAATTCTGGTATCATGTTCGTGGTTTCCTAATCTGACCATATCGATATTCATCTACAACCTCTTGAGCTTCGCCAAGGTTTTTCAATCTTGTAATCCCCTCTGCATATCGTTGGTTGTACGTTTGCATTAAATTAGGATCACCTTTCATATAAGTATACGCTTCAATCAACGATGCGTACAATAAAGTAATCTCAGCGTTTTCTGACAGCCACGTTGTGCCGCTACCCGCACCTGCGGTTAAAGATGCAGGTCGATATAAGTACTGAAGTTCTACCACATAAGCAGCATCGGGAGTTGGCCCGACAATAAAATTGCCCACATCAAATTGTGCATAATACTTAGGCTGTCCTGTGGTAGTTGCATCAGGGGTATATGTTTGCACAAAGTCCAAATCTTTAAACAACAAAAACTCTTTGGCCCCACTAACCTCAATGCTTAAAGAAAAAGGTGCAAGAAAATCACTAGGGGCAGCTAGAAATTTATTGCCTGTGGTCATAGCACCACCTGCATTTTTCTGAAATAGATTGAGTTGTATACTTTTAAGAATACGTTCTTCTGCTAGACGAATAAACAAAGGTAGGTTGTTTACGAAAGTTGTTTCGTCATTCTCTGTATAATCCTGTATCGCGGTCTTTAACTCGTCGAATGTCATAGTCATGTCGTCACCGTAACGCTACCGACCTGGCCTATAGCTCGAACACGTTGTAGTCTGGGTGCTTCGACTGTCGGAACATCGACATACACTTGTAACGCTTCAGCTTTATCAGGTCGTGGGTTTTGTAATGCTTGAGGATCTGGTCCTACTCGAATAGGTTCTAACTGTGGATGCTTCGGTTCAAACTCATCAGGACCTACTAATGCACCCGTCCATTCACGTTTCATGTCACGCAAACGAAATCTGAACCCTGATCTATCAGAAATACCAAATGCTTTATTTCCTGATGCGTATGCCATTATACCCTCAAGTATCGAATGCTAGGTTGAAGTTTCAAAGGTGTGCGACCCTCATCCTCGTCGGCTGCACGTTGAAACTCTTCTTCATATACAGATTTTAAATACTGTAGGCGTTCTGGAGCACGTTTCATACCAATGTAATAGGCTAACCCCGCCACCATACAAGGATAAAAACGAAAAGGCATGTCAGTAGTATTAACCAAAGTGTCAGCATCTTCGATCCGTTGCACATAATAGTAAACAATTTGATCTGTAGAGTTTTCTGGAACAGCCCACAAGTTAATTACAGGAGCTATTTGTCTATCAAAATAATATTGAGAGGGTCGTCCTTGAGTGGTTTTGTTAGGCAGTGTTGCATATTCGCCACGACTAATTCTATCTATCTCATAGTCTGTGCCATCTCTACGAAGAATGACCTCCAGAATATCTACCACATCTATTCCAAGTGTTTCTTGAGCCTGACCTAAAGTAAGCGTGATTGTTGCTTGTTTTACAGTCCAAAGGTTTAAACCACGATTTGCCCAATCGGCAAACATTAGGTTCAACGATCTTCTTGCCGTTCTGGCATCATAACCCGTGCGAACCTCGAGTCCACAGCGTTCGTACGCCTCCTCGATAATCTCGCCAACATCCATGTTGAAATCGCGTGAACCTGAAGTAGCCATAATACTAACTCAACTTTGGTTTTTGATTGGTTTTTACCATGACACAGCCACCATTTTTGTAGCCCATACGAGCCGCAACTTGCGGTGCTTCTTTTTTCAAGGCTCTCATTCCAGCGCCTTTTTTGCCTTCTGGTATTTGTTTTTTATTCATCTTCATCCTCCTGATTGTAAAGGTTGTCGAAAACTCTATTCACATCTAGTGTATAGTCTAAATCACTTTTTGAATAGTGTATATGTTGAGAGGGTCTAAAGTCTGGAGCACCCTCGCCCACGCCAAACCAAGCTGGGTGTGTAACCCGTACTCGATTGTTGGGTAACGCCACTATGTTTCCTGTCCACTCCCCAGCGTCTAAAAGCTGCATTACATGACTCTGTTTGTGTTGAGCAGGATCATCTGCGATTTCACTGTTTGTATAATCTACCGTGAATAAATATTTTGCAGGAAACATCTCACCGTTTATCTTGGCTAACCACGGACATGGTGTGGCTCGATCTAATGTGTACACTGCGTGATGATGAGAGGAACAGTCCCAAGGTTGTGCATCATGCGTTGCCATTGGTTCGGGCCATTCTTCTAAAGGTATATCTGCGACCAGGGCAGTTATAGGCATTCTTGCCCACATAGCTCCGCCATGAATCGTATCTTCCTCTTCGCCCTCTGCTTCACATCCTGTGAAGATAACTTGAAAACTAAGAGTTCTATTAGGTATGGTTGTAACTGCAACCACCATAGCATGGAGAAACTCGCCGTGATATTTCTCATGATTATGGGTGTACTCACGACGAACCCAAGCCTTAAAATAAGGTATATTACTTTGTAGATATGGCATTTGGTTTAGAAGATCCTTACTGGCTTCATTCCTTGAGCCATCAATCCACCTGCTGCTGCCCCTTTAGACTGCACCTTACCGCCATTTGCCATACCCTTGGGCTTGACCTTACCGCCGTTCTTCATTCCCTTGGGCTTGACCTTACCACCGTTCTTCATTCCCTTGGGCTTGACCTTACCGCCGTTCTTCATTCCCTTGGGCTTGACCTTGCCGCCGTTCTTCATTCCCTTGGGCTTGACCTTGCCGCCGTTCTTGTAACCTTTCTTCTTCATTGCCATAACATTTTCCTTTCATCTATGACTATGTGTTTATTTTTTCTTCTTTCGAGTCGTTGGTTTTATAACCTTTTTCAACTTCTGAGCCTGACGAGCATGCGTCTTAGATGCCTTGTTCAAACCCTTTATGACTTTTTTAATTGTACTTTTCTTTTTTCT